ATGTCTCAGTCTGAGCGCCGCCATGAGCGCCTTGCGGTCCGCCTGTCGCTGATTATCAGCCGTCTTGTGGCGGGTGAAACGCTGGCCATACAGACACTGGCCGCCGAATTTGGCGTGTCAGTGCGCACATTGCGTCGGGATTTTCGCGAGCGTCTGGCCTATCTCGACCTGGAGTTCCGTAACGGGCAATGTCGTCTGCTATCCGGCAGCCGTCAGAGGGAGCTGACGGTGCAGACCTTCGTCCGTCAGTCCGGTGTGGAGGCGCTTTTTCCGGAGATAGACAACCAGCTGGTCAACTCACTATTGAGTGCCAACGAATCTCCCTGCCTTATCTGGCACAGCACCAACGCCAGAACACAGGCACGGAGTGAAGTTTTTACGCGACTGATTCGCGCCATCACTGAACACCGTCGGGTTACGTTACTGGCAGAAGGTCATCGTTGCACAGGTCTGGCCCCCTATCGACTGGTGTGCAGCGATGGCTGCTGGTACCTGACCGGTGAACATGAAGGACATATATCGGTTTTCACGCTGGGTGATATTCATACGGTCACATTCAATCCTGCGCTTTTTGTCCCAGAGACACAGCTACGTAATCTGTTGTCACACCCCGATTTTCTTCGGGTTTTACCTCACTTTCAGACTTTCCATTCACTTCTCGTTGTCGGTGACAACGGTTTAGCATGCAACAAAACCAGCTAACTCGAAAAAAATGGCAGAGCATCACTGTAGATAAACGTTGGCGAAAATTACTTACACATGCAGTTACACGCAAAAAATCATGATGTAAACAAAGAGGGAGCCTTTACATAACTTATTGATTTAGATGGTGCCGATAATAGGAGTCGAACCTACGACCTTCGCATTACGAATCAGAAGCACCACATTTAACTATCTGTTTTCACAAGCATTGACCGCATTCACACAGCCAATGCTGATGGCACAAACGGAAAGATGATGGATGATGATTTCTGGTGCATGACACAATCATGGCACAACCGTGGCACAAGAAATCACATCACCGGACAATCATCAAACTCGCCAGAACGTGCATCGTTGATGATGTATGTGATAACACCAAATATCGCATCCGGGCTCGTTCCATCATCGTACACAGGTATCTCTTCGCGCTTGCCCGTCTGCAAATCCTCAAGGTGGGGCTTTGGATGATTGCGATATCGCTTTATCATCAGCTCACTTTCCATTCTGCATACCAGCAATGAGCCGTCACATGGCGTAAGTGACGCATCAACGACAAGAAGGGCGCCGCTAAGGATGCCTTCCCGGTAGTGTGTCGAACCTGCACGCATGAAGTACGTAGCCGCTGGCCTGGTTATGATGCGATTGTCTAGTGATATGCGTTGCTCAACATAGTCTTGCGCTGGACTCGGGAATCCCATGATGCACCTCCTGATTACTGTATGCATATACAGTATTTCAGGTTTTGAAATTGATCAAGTGGTGATCACCTAACGCTTCAGTGATAGACTTACCGTCAAATTATTCAGATGATAGAATTTCACATGATCATATCAATGGAAAACCTTGTAAGATTTGCTGCATTAGTAAGTGTGATAGGTTTTCTTACTGGCTTCAGCTCTGGGCATCAATATGTTCAGGTGATTGAATTTTTGATGATTCCAGTATGGATTCATCAGGACTATCCTATTATAAAGAAATTTATAAAAGAACGGTTATTAAAATAACTCATAGGTCTTATATGCTTAAGCTATTCTCTAAATATTTGACTGTTGGCGTGTTAAACACCGCTATTCACTGGTTTGTCTTCGCTATTGGCGTCTACATTTTCTCTGTTAATCAGGCCACAGCGAACTTTCTGGCGTTCGCTACCGCTGTGACATTCTCATTCTTTGCAAATGCCGCGTTTACCTTTAAATCAAAGCCTAAAGTGAAGGGGTATTTCCTCTTTGTCACCTTTATGGGGCTAATGAGCGTTCTTGTGGGAAAATTGTCTGACTATTATCAGGTCGCACCTATCATTACCCTTGTTGAATTCTCGTTGATAAGCCTGATTTGCGGATTCTTTTATTCTAAACATATTGTCTTTAGGGAAGAAAAATGAAGATTTCTCTTGTCGTTCCAGTCTTCAATGAAGAGGACGCGATACCAATTTTTTACAAAACCGTCAGAGAGTTTGAAGACCTTCAGCCCTATGAGGTCGAGATTGTCTTCATCAATGACGGGAGCAGGGATGCAACAGAGGCGATCATAAACTCAATTGCGATATCAGACCCTCTCGTCAAGCCGCTATCATTCACGCGCAATTTCGGCAAAGAACCTGCGCTATTCGCCGGGCTAGACCATGCAACCGGCGATGCGATTATACCGATTGACGTGGACCTGCAGGACCCTATCGAGGTAATTCCTCATCTTATCAATAAGTGGCTTGCCGGTGCGGATATGGTTCTGGCTAAAAGAACAGATCGCTCTACAGATGGCAGGCTTAAGCGCAAGACGGCTGAGTGGTTCTATAAGCTGCATAACAAAATCAGCAATCCGCAGATTGAAGAGAACGTTGGCGATTTCCGACTGATGTCTCGTGAAGTAGTGGAAAACATCAAGCTCATGCCAGAGCGCAACCTGTTTATGAAAGGTATATTGAGTTGGGTAGGAGGAATAACCGATGTCGTTGAGTATGCTCGCGCAGAACGCGTTGCTGGTAGCACAAAATTCAACGGATGGAAGTTGTGGAATCTGGCTCTCGAGGGAATAACCAGCTTCTCAACATTCCCGCTTCGTATATGGACATATATCGGCCTGTTAGTTGCAGGATTAGCGTTTCTTTATGGAACATGGATGATCATTGACACCATTGCGTTTGGCAACCCTGTGCGTGGCTATCCGTCTCTTCTGGTATCTGTTCTTTTTCTAGGTGGAATCCAGCTTATTGGGATTGGGGTACTAGGTGAATATATTGGCCGTATATACATAGAATCTAAGCAACGACCCAAATATTTAATAAAGGGAAAAAAATGAAGTTTATAATATGCAAGCGACATTTGATCTACATTTTAGCATTAATTTTGCTAGCAATATTTTATGCGTCTTTGTCACGGAATATCCTTCCTAGTTCTGACGCCGTCTCTGTAATGTTAGAAGGTAAAGATGTAGCGTCTGGCAACCTTGGACTTGCTGGATGGTATCTATCCACCGTTTCATTTTATTTTACCGAGGTCATTTGGTATGCATTGGCTACCAAATTAGCTGGTTATAGCTCACATCAAGCTTATATAATCCCAGCGCTTATGTACTCCTGTCTTGTTTTACTCGCTTTTTATCTATCGCGTGAGAAACTTGGCTCTGTTTGGGCATTAGTTTTTAGTATTGGCATTCCATCTGCGTTTGCTTCTCTTAATACCCTTATTCCAGTTATTCATATAGGGACTTACGTTTACACGTTAATTTCTTTTGCTCTCATTGAAAGATTCATTAATACCAAAGAAGGAAAATATATTGTAGCCTTCATCATACTTGCGACTTTAACATGTTTCAGTGATGATATTACAAACTACATTTTGGTAGCTCCATTATTCTTATCAGGTTTATTCTTCTTCGTTAAAAACAGATCGCCATACAACTTATATGTGGCCATGGCTGTATTGATAGCTTATGCTCTTGCCAAAGCTATGCAGTATTACGCTTCGATAAGTGGATTATTTATACTACCAGGAATACCCTCGCCGCAGTTTATAGATTTTGACTTGATAGGGAAAAACTTATACTTATTCACAGAAGGCATGCTGCGTTACACGGGGGCATTCTTTTTTGGTAAAAGCCCTTCAGACCCTGAAGCGATTAAGTCAATAATTCTCCTTATTGTATTTGCATTATTCTGCATGCATACCTATAAAGCATTAAAAATATCATATAAGCAATCAATAGTTGACATGTCTCTTTGTGTAGCATGCCTTATTATGATACCTGCATTTGTGTTAAGCAATAGACCAATTGATGTTTGGAGCATTCGCTATCTTGTGCCTTTCTTTATTTTTGCTCCAGTTATAATTGGAAGAGCAAAAACTACTAATGGATTAATATACAACATTCTGGCCGTGTTCTTGGTGGTTTTCCTTGCTTATGGTTCTGGATTCACACAAAGAGCAGACCATTCAAATGATATTTTGAATAAATTAAAAACTACATTGCGTGAAAATGGACTTAAAGATGGTTATGGATCTTTCTGGTTTGCATCTTCTCTTAGTATTGATGGAGATTTGAAAGTTGCTCCTTTGGATGTCAACAGAGTCCTTAACATATTCGCGTGCAACAAGTGGCTGTCCAAGAATGAATGGTATAGCGACGGTGGAAACTTCATCATAATAGATGATGACCAGATGAGGGATATTGCTTTAAAAGAAATTGGTAATCCTGAGAAGGTAATACAAACAGGAGATAAGCGCATTTTCATCTATGCGAAAAAAATAACTTACTCCTGTCAATAGTTATAAATTGCGGGTGTGATCACCCGCTTTTTTTAAACAGTTGTTCCGTCGTATCTTTGCCAATTACCAGTTGTGGCATTCCACTGGATTTGGAGACCGATAGTGGTGTCGAAATAGGTGAAACCCATTCCAACAGGCGAAGGCCTTGCAGATGTTGGGCCGCTATAAAAGGTATCAGGAACACCTCTACATGCCAGGACTCTGTTTTTTGATGCTGGATTAGTATCAAGACTTATTTTTACAGTAAGGTCATCATCTAACTGAATTCCCATCAATGTAATATCGGTGCAACTATTTGCGGGGTCGGTGAAGCCAACTGATCCTACCCACGTAATGTGGACACGGCCCTAAGCGAGGTTCTGGTTTTCAAATTGTTCGGGACTGAGTCCGCCACAGGCACTGTGTCGGCGCCACCGATTGTAATCACACTCGATATAATTAAACACCGTCATCCGCATGATTTCCCGGCTGATAAGGCGTTCCCCGTGGATACATTCCACCTTCAGCGAGTGGAAGAAGCTTTCCGCGCAGGCATTGTCGTAACAACATCCTTTGGCACTCATGCTACCGTGCAGATTATGCCGCTTCAGTAACGCCAGATAGTCTGCCGAACAGTACTGCCCGCCTCTGTCCGTATGCACGATGACATTTTCCGGGCGCTTACGTCGCCAGAGTGCCATCTGTAGCGCATCGCAGGCCAGCTGCGCTGTCATCCGCGACGACATCGACCAGCCGATGACAGCACGGGACCACAGGTCAATGACCACCGCCAGGTACAACCAGCCTTCGTCCGTGCGCAAGTACGTGATGTCACCCGCCCACTTCTGATTCGGGCCACTCGCGTAAAAATCCTGTTTCAGCAGATTTTCAGACACCGGCAGGCCATGTTCGCGGTATCGGACCGGGCTGAACTTCCGGGCCGCTTTTGCGCGAAGCCCCTGACGCCGCAGGCTGGCGGCAATGGTTTTGACGTTGTACTCAGGCAGTTCGTCAGCGAGACGAGGCGCACCATAACGCTGTTTTGCCTCAGTGAATGCCTGACGGACAGCAGTATCACAGACGAGCCGGAACTGCTGACGTGGTGTTATCTGCTGACGACGCAGACGCCACGCATACCAGCCGCTACGGGCGACCCGCAGTACCCGGCATATGGCTTTGACGCTGAACTCAGCCCGATGTTTTTCAATAAAGACATACTTCATTTCAGGCGCTTCGCGAAGTATGTCGCGGCCTTTTGGAGAATGGCCAGCTCCTCTGCCTGTTCCGCCAGTTGGCGCTTAAGACGGGCAATTTCAACGGACATTTCCTGCTCACGTTCGGAAGAGCTGCGGGCATTGTTAATCTTACTGCGCCATGCGTAGAGCTGGGATTCGTACAGGCTGAGTTCCCGGGCAGCGGCAGCAACACCGATACGTTCCGCAAGCTTCAGGGCTTCGTTGCGGAATTCAGGCGTGTACTGTTTGCGGGGCTTCTTACTGGTTGATGCTGGTTTTGTCATGAGTCACCTCTGGTTAAGAGTTTACTCACTTAGTCGTGTGTCCACTATTCGTGGGTAAGATCAAACTGGCTGCACATAGTAGCCTCCATAAGAGTACGATGTCCCCATGGCTCCCCCTGAAACAGTGCACTGCTTACTATTACTTAGTGACATACCTCCTGTTTTGTTTCCATTAAGTATATTACCCCCAAAATTACACTGATAAAGTGTATCGGCTCTTAGTCCAAAAGCGCCTGAAAAGGTTATAACGTTATCTGAGAAGGTTCCAGATACGCTGTTGGTTATTAAAACCCCGTCTCTTTCCAGGTCTCTACCAGCTGATATCAGATTTCCAGTGATAGTAAAATAAGCAAGCCTGTCAAGATCTAATGCAGTGCCACGAACGGCATCCATAACACAATGATTGATATGAATAGGGAAGCCGTAGGTCTTATCGCCAGGTAGCAATCCAGGCGCAGTGTAACGCTGCCGCACTACAAACTCACCACCATAGAAGATACTATTTGCAAGAACAGAGTCTGTTGTATCAACTAGATCTATAGGAGAGCTAGATGAAAAACAGTTTAACCAGCGCGGCATCTCACTAATATGTTTCTCTGTATTTAAGGTTGCTGCTCCATAGAAAGGGCTGCCCCATCGTTGGCAAAAAATGTAATCAATATAATGGAAATTATCCATTTTTGTGCCAGTGTTGTAAAAGAAGCATCTTTCCCATAAAGCATGCTTTAAGTGACGGAAAACAAATGCACCTTCTAAAGGTACATCAGCAGAAATTACAACATTTCTGAACACACCGCCTTGTATTTGATTAGCATCTTCAGGGCCTGTTCCGTTAGCAGTAAACATAGTAAATGTTGTATCTGTTCCCGGATACTTCAGTTCAGTATTAAAGCCAGATCCTTCAATATGCCAGTTAGCGGGAAGAACAACATCTCTGGTTTTCATGTAATAAACGCCTGGAGTTCTTAGTCTAACTCTCGGGGATGCGGCAAAGGCCTTTGTAAATGCCAGGCTGTTATCTACTGAATTATCATTTGCCTTTCCGCCGAAGTCCTCAAGGAAGACGAAGTCCTCAAGCTTGTCCTGCACGGTTCTGAATACTGAGCCATCCGCAGGATACTGATAACCAATGAGAGATGAGCCGGTTGGGTTTGCTAAGTCCCCTCGCAGTACTGATTCTCCAACAGGAATCCATGCACCAACACCAGTACCACCTGTAGAGTCAGGATTGGAAGCGGCTGGAACTTCTTTTGGCAATACTCCTGACCAGTAATACCAGGATTTAGTATCTTCATCCCAGATAAAATCAGATCGTGACGCTAAAGACCCGCCAGCGCTAAATGTATAAGACCCGTCAATAAATCCTGATAACTTGTTATTAACTTCCTCTACAGACGGAACATCTAAATTTGCTCGAGCCTGTGCAAAATCCTCTAGTTCTGACAGATTGTTCTTTGCGCGCAACAGATGTGTTATAGCCAGCTTCTGGTCGGTACTGTTCTGATTGACCAAGAGCTGCGCTGTATCTAGTGTATCGGTCGCGGTTGGCAACTCAGTAAGTTTTACTTTTTGTTCGGCCATTATGCAGTCCTGTACCATCCAGCTAATTTAATATATTGGTTTGTAGTATCTATTGGGGTTGCAGAACCGGTTGATCCTGTGTCACCAGATATTCGGTGAGAATGCGCACCTATTGATATTGAATGCGCATGATTATCTGATGATGTGGTAGTTGACTGTGAAGAAACAATGTCATCGCTACTCCTATCCTGAGCGCCACCTGTTAATGTTCCAACGCTTTTAAGCCCAACCGTATGTGAATGAGAATATGTGCTGGTTGTTTTGCTCCCATAATCGAAAGAATCTGAGTTGACATCGATCGGATGTGTATGTGGTGCAAGATTGGATGCTGTAATCGTAACGCTGTCGCTCCCCCCTATTTGCAAGGTGTCGCTTCCTGAGTTATTGGCAAGCCTGATTGTCCTTCCTGCGCCTGGTATTCTGGCCCATGTAGTTCCTGGCCATATGACATTTGGATTTGTTGTATTAGTAAAAAAATGAGCGCTTCCGATTGGATATACACCATCAACAATTGCTTTGAGCAGAGTTGAAACGGTAAGAGACCTGTCATTTCCTGACTGATTTACATGCAACAAATCAGTCAACGCTGCCGAAGCGGCTGCTGGCAAATCTGTTAAATATTTTAGAGTGATATCTGCCATTAAGCCCCCTCAAGCACTGTCACGCGTGCCTTCAGGTCAGCTATTTGCGCGTATAAGTCGTTAAGTAGAGTATTGAGGTGATTTGCTGCGAGCTTGCTACCTGCTGAGATTGACCCATCTGGCATACGAACGGGAGGCACAAACCCGCTGGCAAGAATTTCATCTGGAATTGGTTCTTTGTTTTTCTGACCGTCCGCATAAGTGACGTCAGTATCTGCAAATGATGTTATAGCCATTTAATTTCTCACTTAGGCATAGCGCCACAGAGCATCGTCCCGGTGACGCCATAGTCACGGGAGAAAATAAGAAGATAATCGTCGTCAGCGACGCCGAGATATGAGCCGTTTACTTCTAGTACGCCAGACACTGACCCAGCCGCATCCAGGTATGAGCCTGTGATGAATACAGACCCACGGTTAAGTCCAAGCGCCGTGTCTGTATCTACCTGCATAGCGGTATTAGGACCCACTTGTAAGGCCTGCCCTGAATTGGTGTCTATTCCTGCAAGGGAGAAGCCATTTAGGCCATAATCGTGCGTTGAATAAGCTCGTACGCCAGCAACAGAAGCGCGGTCGACGATGGCATTGATGTTTGTCGGTACATAAGGTCCGGTTGCATGGACGCTGAAAGCGGCAGGATAAATCTCAACCAGTTCGACATCAGTGCTTGAAGTAGTGGTTGCCGTTACAACCATGACGTTATCTGGCGTTCCGCTGAACGCAGTCGCCAGTTTCGCCTGCATGATTGCCCGGCGATAATCATCGTCAGACATCCCATCCCGACCGACATCAACATACTGACCAAACCTGTCCAGCTCTATACCGTGGGCGTTGTAAATGCTTTGCGTCAGGTAGATGTATTTGGCGCGCGCTTCAATTTCAGGATGAAGTACGCCAACAGCAGCAAAGAGATCTGGAACCTGACCGCCTTTTTTAAGCCAGTCAGTAGGCCTCTGCCGTATCAACGCAAGAAAATCGATATCAATCCAATCATCAGACACCTGTGACCTCCACATTGGCAGCGGAGAACGAAGCAAATGAGTTTTCAGCAACGGAAATGTTACTTTCTGCAAACGTAGTTCCGTCAGTGCTGACGGTGATGGTCATCTTCCCGATGCCGGTGGTATTGGCATAGATGTAGCCGTAAATGCGCTGGGTAATAACGTCATCTCCAAGACCAAGCGTCGCACCGTAAGCAACAACACCCTGCTTGATAGCGTCCACAACAGTCGCAGGTAATGGCTCCTCAGCATCCAGAAGAACAACGTCAACTTTGACGTAAATATCCACTTCTGTTGGGCGTGAGAAGTTAACCAGATGGGGTCTTTCGTACCGGTCATACACAGTGATCGCAATTGAGCCGTATGTCGCTATACCGGCACCTTTGTACTTCCAGATTGCGTCAGCAATATCCTGCTCCAGACCACCAGAAACGATAGTGTGGATGGCTTTTGGAGGAATACTGTCCACTGTCGCCATAGTGTCGTTTTCAATGACTTTGGCTAAGGTTACGCCGCTGACTTCCGTAATCAGGCGAGTCTCGATTGCTGGAATGGTTGCCGCACCGCCAGATGAAGCTCTGCTCTGGTATAAACGTTGGCGGTAATCTGTGTCTGATTCGCGATCTGAACCGGTAGCCCCCTGAACGAGGTTATTAACTCCGGTCCATCCGGTGATCGCACTTACAGGATTGTTTAATCCACCAACAGGAACGACAATCGGACCGGCTTCCGTAGCCTCAAAGATTGCCGGGGAGCCAATCAGCTGCCAGGACAGGCCAGCGCTTAGCGAAACTGCGTAACCTTCGATGAGGTTTTCAGAGGTGAGCCTGATTACTGAGCCGTTTGCTGTGGCTGAATACTGGCTTGTTGAGTCCACTACTGCGGCAAGGCCTGTAGCAATGGTGTTTACCGTGTCTCCTGCTACTTTTGTGTAGGTATGGTCAACGCCAGCAATCCGTACCGTGTAGCTGGTTTGAGTGTTGTTAGACACCCTCACCTCTCCATCCAGAAGTGTCGAGCGCGAGATGGTGTAATCTGCCGTCAGTCTGAACTGGTAATTACCGAAAGACGCTAGAGAGCCAGCAGGAACAAGTCGTGATTCAGAGCCATAAATAACGGCATTCACTTTTGTCGTGGTTTTGCCATGCCGGGTAATCCCACCCATCCAGTCGCCAAGAGCATCAAGAGCGAATCCCTCAGCAGATGCAAGAAACCGGCTAGCCCATAACTCCTCTTCAGTTTCGAAGTGAATTGCGTTTTGCTCAGCTTCAATTCCGATCCACTGTCCGGTGGTCGAATCAGCCTCTCTGTTAATCGGTCCGACGACCGTTTCCATTGCATCACCGATTTCCTGAACCATCTCCGGTAATGTCGGCTTGTCAAAGCCTGTCGTAGTAATGTAATCAGCCATATGCACCTTATTTCAGGCATAAAAAAACCCCGCACAATGGCGAGGCATATTGAAGGGGGTATTTATCAGGGGTACTGCACCAACCCATAATCAGTGTTGGCTGTAAACTCTATGCTTAGCTTTCGCTCGGCACGGTCAAAGTTGTACGTGAATTCTACGATTCCGTTAACCCCCTCTACAGCGAGGATTTCTGTACGGATGGCTGATAGCGCACCATTAAGCGTTATCTGCTTACCGAGAACATCCTGTAGGTAAGGCGTTCCGAACTGGCTATCCAGGAACCACTCTCCTCGCCACAAGTTAAGCCTGAACTCCACCTGTTGCCTGACGCGCTCAGCTCCATCTACGTACTGAAGCAGGCCGTTAGTGAAAACGACTTTATTATCTTTAAGTCTGAAATCTATCATCTGGGACCTTATAATAAAAAAGCCCATAAATATGGGCTTATTCCTGGCTCAATTGCGAGATTATTTCTCAATCATCAAGGAGTCCAGACTTTGGTGCAGGCTGGTTTTTCCCTTTGTATATCCTTGATAATTCAGTTATCTCCTCATCCATTGAGCCTACACGGGAGCAGACCTTTTCCAGAAGGGAGATAATCTGCTTCTGATTGTCAATATGCTCCTGGATTTTCCAGTACCAAAGGTTGAATTTCCTGAATACGATGAAAAGAACTATAAGAACTACCAGAATAATAAGCGCGTTTTCCATGTTGCCCCGTTAGTTAATAGGCTCTCCAGTGGTTCCACCACTATCGCCAGGATGTTTGTGAGTGCCTATTTTAATACCATTTATAACCACGTCACCAATTACCTGCATCGTCCCTGTAATGGTAGCCACCGATGTTTCACCACCTGATCCAGTCATTCCGCCCTGGTAGGTAAATAGCTGCTCAACGGTCATGCTTCCTTTAACGGTATGGATTGGGGTTGTCTCTTCAACACCACCTGGCGCGTTTATAGTCATTTTCCCGTTGGCATCAATAGCAATGAAGGCGTCGCCAAAATACATTCTCACGTCATCGTTGCCAGGAACAGCATCGCTGTAACCCGCACCAGGAATAACGTATGAGTCGATGATGTCGAATCGCCTTGTGTCGTCACTACCATCGGTTGCCTGCTGGCAGACCACCAACAGGCATTTATCACCAGCCTGGACAGGACCTTTCAATCCAGCCTGACCATTTGCAAACTGCGGCCACACCATGCGTAAATCGCTGAGCACCGGATAGGCGTTGGTATCGCCATCTGCGTATATTTTCTCGCCATCTGGCTTTACCGTTACCTTGCCGCCTGAGTAACTAACCACAGTGCATGGAAGTGCGGTGTTTACCGTGTCCATTTCGGAGCTTACAAGCCGCCTAAGCGCTTCTACTACATCACTGTTATCAGCCATCAGATAAACCTCAATAGCGCTTCCACGCTCCATTCCTGCCCGTGCGTATCTCCGGTGTAATGTGCTTCTTCAACACGGAAGAATTCCCCATCAATTCCGCGAGATTTAAGCTGAACATAAGCACCAGGATAAATGGCAGGATTGAGCAGTGATTTCACCCGGTAGCCCTGCACCTCAAGAGTGACCCGGTCTTTTAGTTTAGCCGTTGGGTCTTCTACATCCACAACCGTCCTGACGATCCCTTTCTGACCGTATTTGATGCCCTGCTTGGCTGCCGTCTTCTCGGTCATGGTTTTTGCTTCACGGCGGGGATATCCGATCATGCCAGTGTCTTTCGACAGCACGACAGCCGTGTCTGCATAGACGCCACCCTTTTTGATAATCTGTATTTCGCTATCCTGAGCGCTCCACTCCAGCCCAAGATAATTACAGACCCTGTCCATAGCATCACGCACCCTACCGTTATAGGCATACCCGCCGACGTACTGCTTATCCTGAACCTTGCTGATGCTCTTCTTGATTGGCAGTCCGAAGTTCTTCGCCACCCCATCCAGTACGGTCATTGCTGACGTATTTGGAGAGAAGGAAACGCTTATCTTGGCGTCGCGTAAAGGTATGACGCTGTCCCTTAACTCCATCTCCGTGATGATGTCAGGACCGTCCTGATACGTCAGGCTACGGCATGTGGTGCCAGTGAAGATGGTGATAGCGCCGATATCATTGACGTAACCAGCCTTGATGATGACCACGTTATTTACGGTCTCCATCAAAGTGATAGTTGTGGGCGCGGCGTTGTAGATTTTGAGTGATGCTTCGTTGGCGGTTTTGCTGGCTGTTTTGGTGATATCGAACTCAAATCGCAGGTCTTTAATGCTTACTGCCTCACCCTGAGGCTGACCTACGATGATTTCACCCGTTCGCAGAAACAAACTCATCTATTTCTTCCTCAGTGGCATACACCAACAGGTGATCGCCTCCAATCGAATCGATATCAGGGCGTACCTTTTCACCATACGTACGGATGAAGTAGATATCTCCTGAGAAGTTATCGAAACTGAAGTTCTTTAAAAGCGGGTAATTCTGTACAAGCTTAACTCCGGTTATGATCGGCAATGACTCACGGTCATAGATACCAAGCGTCCAGAAGCCAAAGCGCTCATTCCATCTCAGGCGAAGTGTAACCGGTGTATCGTCGAAAACTGCCTGCAATGTCTGGTCAGTAAATCCAGCCTGAAAATTTAGTGGGGTCATGGGGTGACATTACCTATGATGTTGCCGAGATATTCCTGAAGCTTACCGCCCGAACCGGATAACCCGTCCAAAGCCTGACTCAGGATTGAACCCGTATTCTTGCCAACGTTTTTGGTTGGCGTAGCCCGGTTAGCCGTAGCTGGGTCTGCTGAGTTTGATGTTCCGGCTTTAGCAGTACTGCCATTACTGGTCGTATCCGTTTTCCTGACGCCTACACCAGGAGGAACCTCTGTCGTAGCCGTGCTCACGATAAGTGCCTGCACTGCATCTATCGTAAAATTGACCGCATCACCATCATCCACCCTTCTGGGAATGTTAATTCCCTGAATGAGCATATTCTCATAGGTGTAATTTTTGGTGTATATGGTTACCAGTTCGTTTGAAATATAGAGCGAGTCAAGCAGCTTGATCGCTGTGTTAACCCTGTCTTCCCCGTCGAAGCCGCTATCCAGAGCGTTTGCTGCCTGAGTTAACACCCCTGTCACTGGTGCATTACTTATCATGCCTGCAACGGTTATCTTTTTCGGCTGACGGATGATGTGATCTGATATTGGCGACCCGTTTTCTACGGGATTCATTGTCACATCGCGTGTCCACTCATGGGTCTCCTGGTCCAGCGTGTCAAACTCAAGATTGCCGACGCCAGGGTCATTAAGCCTGAAGGTGCTATCGCCTGACGAGTTCCAGAGGAAGCCAAGCACATCAGTTGCCATGCTAACCTCCAGTGTTGAAGTTTAATGTGTTACCCAGCGCATTCCATCCGTAGTCACTGAATGCTGATTTGGCGCTATCCTGAAGGAATTTAACCTGCTCGTCAGACGTTCCGGCAGGCACTGAGATATTGCCGATGTTGACGTCTATCTTAGGACCAGACGCTGCTGATGGCGGTGGCAATGCAAGAGATTGATAGCTGGGGAGTAGAGTATTTCCACCTTTTGCGTCCTGGTTGAAGCCTCTCACCCCTGCAAGCGTATCTGACCACATCCTGGGGATATCAAATGCACCGTTGGTTTGTGCATTGCCCCATGACGCCCATTTACCTAGGTCTTCAACAAGCCACCCTGCCTTTTCCTTCAGCCATGGCGCGAATTTTGTTGTTCCTAACTGATCGCCCCACTCCTGAACTTTGTCCTGACTGGAATTAAAGAAGTTTGCCAGACTGTTGAGAACATTCAGCGCCCATACAGCCATATCCTTCATGTCTGTAAGAGCCACTTTCAAAGAGTTGATTGAATCGGTGTACTCAGAAACCGGCCCGATCATGTCTCCAAGAAGTGACTTATTACCATTGAGCCAGGAGTTGATGTCCTCACCAACAAGGAACAGAGCAGCAAGTGCAGCTATCACCAAAAATACAGGGCTTGTGAGTGCGGTAAACGCTGCGGAAAGGAGATAAACGGAACCCACAAGGCCTGCTGCACCAATAGCTACTCCAAGCAGTTTTACGGCATTCTCTGCGCCACCAAGAGCATCTATCACAGAGTCCAGTGCATACTCGATTTTATCAGCCATCCACAGGAACTTATTTGCCACCCATGTGACCGCTCCGCTGCTGCGGTTAAGCCTGTTGATAAACATCGACCACCTGTTGTTTACCAGAACTAGCGCCTGACCAATTGTCATCGGCATTTGTTTAAACTGGTCCACAAATTGCGGGAGGACTTTAATCAATCCTTCAGCAAGCATTTGCCCCGTAACCTTACCAGTGGAGATAAAAGCCTTAAGGTTGTTGTTAGCCCCAGGGATGGCTTTACCAAGCGCTCTGAAAAGGTCAGGAGCCACATCAATAAGTGTGTTCATCTCTTCCATCTGGACAGTTGGAGAACCAATTGCCTGACCAAGCTGGAAGAAAGCCTGTCCCTGCGCAACAGCTGTTGAGCCTGAAGCAGCAAGCGCTATGGATACTGCATCGGTGAGCTGTAAAACCTGCTCCTGGTCTTTATAGAAATCCTGAGTGGCGTTACCAGCCTTGATGTAAAATGATGCGTACTCTTCAATGCCTTGCCTTGCTGCACTTGCCCTTTGAGCCACAGTGTCGAATGCTTCTGCACCGGTAGTGATTGTCTGCGGCAGCATTCCAATGCGAGCCTCCAGAGACTGCATCTCGTCAGCAGTTTTGGCAATGTTTGAGATCGTTACAGCACCGAATACCGTCGCAAGCACACCGCCAAGCGCATTGAATGACTGAATGGTTTTATCGACCTTTCCGTCTACCCTATCCAGCCCTCGCCCCACACTATCCGAGCCGGTAAGCCCGAGGCGGATAAGTAACTCTCTTATGACCATTTACTTCTCCATTGGCGTGTTCAGATAGTCGGTCATCTCTATGAGGGCGTTAAGCTTGAGCAGGTCTTCGCATGTGATAAGGCCTGACTTCACCTCTGCAACCGTACACATATTTCTCATTATTGGACGCCACACCCATAGCTCTGTTTCAACATCTTCCCTTAGCTTTCCCGGGTCGCGCTTTTCGCCAGTGACTGAACCCGATTTGCCAGCTCTTCTGGGCTTAACCCAAACAGGGTGATAACTTTCGTAAAAAAAGGGGTGAAGTTGAGCTTCAGAACTTCCCAGCACAGCTCGAAGAAGTCGAACAGCGTGTCTACGGTGAACACGAGGTTCATTGCGTTAGGGCTGTCAATTTTCTTCTCGTCAGTAACGCTGAATGTTGATGAGTCGCGCAGGATAGGAATGATGACCTCCTCCAGCGTTTTCTCATCGATGCCCGCCAGTAACTGAATGGCGTTTGCATCACCGCCTGAAGCCAGACCTTTATCCAGCAAGGTTTTCAGCTTCACTAGATGTTTTGCCGCAGCGAAGGCGTTCATTTTGGCGGCTTTAAACTCTTTGTCACCGATATGGAAGGTTGCGAATTCCTGAGACATATGGACCTCAAAAAAACCGCCCGAAGGCGGCATTGTTAAACGTTGTTACCACCGAGGGAGAATTTCAGGTCAGCACACTCAAAGGTGTAAATGCGTTCACCAACCTCGTTAGTTGAGAAGGCCACGTCGCCAAGCTGATAAAGCCACGCCTGGCCTGCTGCGATAACAGTGCGACCAGAGAAGTCAGTTACTGATACCGGATACACTGCCTTGCCGTCCTGCGTTAATGAATCAAGGTTCATCAGTGCAGATAGTTCGTCGTTTGCCGCGGATGTCTGCAAAAGATGAAGCTCGATCTGCCCGCGCTTATCCGTTACGCGCGCGCGACCTACTGAGCCATCGAGACCTGCGCGTGATTCATAGAAGTTGGCGTTCTTACGAGCAGTAATGGAGTCTCCATCACTGAAGCCGGTTAATAGAAGCGGGCCGATAGTGACAAATACTTCTGAGCCGTCATAAGAGCCAGTTAATTCAGCAGCCATAATTAGCCCTCGTAGCTATAGGTGAGTGAGCCTTTGATTTCGACCACCTGGATTGCGCCAGCCAGAAGCGCCACAAACTCGATATAGAGAGTTCGGGTAGCTTTGATATCAGCAGAAACGTCGGCTGCATTTGGATAAGTGATACGGAACCCAGGGATTGTGTTGCCTTCGCTGTCACGCTCATCAGGAGCGATTCCACCTGCCTGCTGCCCCTGAATAAGTGAACCGTTCAGGTTGTTGACGATGAGGGCAATACCGCCGTTGGTGTAAGGCACCTTCTTCTGGCGGATCACCAGAGAAGCCATATTCTTCTGAATGGTGTCTACAAGCCAGTCACGGAATCGCACAACATCAATCCATTCGCCAGATGCAACCTTGCCTTTGTTTATCAGGTAGGTATTTTCGGCGTACTGCTCGTAAGCATTGGCGTTCTTCTGGAAGATGTAGCTCTGCTCTGTGTCGCTGAACTTGCTAGGCGTGATGGATGCCAGTGTTTTAAGCGCCCACGTTTCGCCACCGGGCGCGATGGTGAAGCATCGACCCATCCATGCCATTTCAGGATACTCAGTCGCTGCTGCCTTGTGAGCAATCAGAGCTGTACGCAGATATTGCAGGTCCTGCAACTGAGATGCGATATCGTCATTAGCAGATGTCCAGATATCAGCAGTATTGCTGCACGCGAAGAACAGTTTGGTCTGCGTCTCAGCCCATGCCGCCGCATCCTGAATTAGTGCGTCACCACGCTCTACCAGAGCAAAGCCGTACCAGCCCGGGTCTTCCTGCTGAATGGCGTTAAGGTCCGCTTCTAATCCGTCTGCTGAGCCTGCGGTTGCGATTGACAGGTTGGTCACTGGCTTAACGATGGTTGCTGTCTCAGGAACTTTCACTACCAGGTGCAGCCCTTCAGCATCAGCGGTGCTGGTAAACAACGCATCAACTACAGATTGTGCCGCCAGCGCTGTTTTCAGACCGGTATATACGTCAGAAGCATCATCGCCGCTCGCTGCGGTGTACGTTACGGTGGTGCCATTCACGCTGAATGCGAAAATGTTGCCCATTGTGATCGTCGCGTTGGTTACTGTCAGATCAACAGAAACGGCGTTTCGGCGACCTACCCATGCCTGATTTGGGCGCGGGGTCTGACTAAATACTGCTGAGAGCGCTTTGAGCGTCTGCGGGTCAAGTCCGTCCTGCTGTGCCGCACTGTAGCTTGAATATTTCCGGATTCGCTCACTGAATGCCGTTGTAGGCGAAACTGCAAGTGGAATGCCGAATGACGCCTTCGCGATACTCGCTGTGTCCAGCGAAATAGTCACGTTGGCAATCTGGCTTAGATTTGCCATTGATGAAACTCCGTGTTGATTAGTCGGATGTGACGGCGATAGTGAGGTGTGTTTCTATTCCGCCGATGTCGCCTGTCGCATCAACGGTTTCTATGAGCCCTACGTTATCCGTGTACTTGCCGGTGTAGCGGAATGTAAGGTCTACATTCGCCATCGCTTCGAAGTTTGCTTCATCTCGCAGACCTGTAAGGTCGTTAACCTGGGCGCTGTTTGCGATAACGAATTTTTCTCTGCGCATCAGGTAGCGTGATGTGGTTTTACGGATGTTATTAATCAGATCGTCGCAATGCTCTCGTGCGCTTCCGCCGTACACATTAACCATCACCGTTCCTTCTCTAACGCCGTGTGACGGCATTACACCCTCATCATCTACTTCGCCATGCTCATCCCTGCCAATGGTCGTACGCGTTGATACACGAAGCGTGGCATAAGGCAGAGGAAGCCGGGAGTTATTCTGATTGGCGTAAGCGAGAGGTACGGGTAATAGCTGGGACAAAACACGGTAAGCGGCAGACTCTACAGCATCAGGAACGAAGGTTGATACTGTGGTTTCAGCCATCGCGTTTCCTTACCACATAATATTTATAGTGGGGTATGATTCCGTTTTGCCATGGTTCACGGTGCTTAACTTCGTAGTTAAAGCCATCAATAACGACAAGTGAAGGCTGAGCCATGGGGAAATCATCAGTAATCTGAAGCTTTGTGTCGCTGTACAGCCGGCGATAATCAGTTAACCTCCTCCCTCCTTCCAGACTCTCAATCTCCTGCGTATCTTTAATACTTTGCACGCTGAAGTAAGCGGTTGACTCCGTCATTACCCCATCAACAATGACGCCGTTAACCAAAGCCGAAGGCGATGGAGTATATACCTGATAAGGCCTGCGAAACGGATTGCTCATTGTGACCTTCCGTAATCATGAATGGCGAAGGTGACTGAATTAAGCATTACGCCAGTGTCTATAAGCGGCTTTGATGAACCCTTCAGAGCTATCGTCACCGGAGAGTTTGGAGTCCAGGTGCCACCAGAAATACTCTTCTTGACCCCATCCACCATAAATACGCCAGCCGCATTCAGAAACTGAGAAAAGGTAGCTCTACCGAGCAGAATTTGCGTTACTCCATTTGTAGCGAACCTTTCCAGCCGAGAGACCGATGCGTCGAAGTATGTGCGCATGAATGGGCGTGCTGGAATTGTTCTAGTGCCGAATTCGTTCCATGCCGCGTATTCAGCGACAAGAACTCCATCATTAACCTCGCCCTTCTGAATGCCTACAACTACCTCTTTGCTTCCGGTTGCCTTGATCTCCCGCCTGAACCTTTCCCATTGCCGCTTGTTGTCTGTGATTTTTACGGACACAAGCATCCCCCCACGACTCCGCGAGTCATAATAGAAAATCCTGCCCCCCTCTTCTTGCGGAGAAGTTGCAGCAGGTTTCCGTATGTAGTCCCGCTGAGGTAATCGGTATCACTTGATACGTTTCCATAAGTGATTGCCAGATCACCTTCCTTGCGTGAGAGGATGCGACCAGATGATGTGGAACCGTTATCAGAGTAACCGCCAGGCGATGCCATGATATGGGCAGCCATTAGAGCCAGAGCCACGTTATATGCGTCTCCGTACTCGTCTTCGCAAACAAAAAGTGATGCCAGGTCGATGTAACCCTGAACAACCTCATCAGGAACAGCCGCAAATTCAGGCGCTAGCTTGCGGAAGATTTCCAGAGGCGTAAGACCTTCAAATGCGGCAATGTTCATTACTCGTCTACCTTATCTTCTTGCTGCTGGACTTCAGCATTTACTTCATCAGAACCAGCTTCCTGTTGTTCTTGTTCAGCAGGAGCTTTCCCTTTTCCACCCTTGCCCTTTCCAGGCTTCGCATTTTCTGCGACATCATTTTTTTGGATTTGAGTGGCCGTTACGGTTTCGCCTTTGCTGGCTACTTTCAGCTCACCTTTTGTGATGGAGGCTTGGACGGATTTGTTATTTTTCCACTTATCATCAACTTCGGCAGTCTGGCCCGGGGCAAGTTGTTGTCCGTCGATGTAATACAGTCGTGCTGATGCGTTGGTAATCTTCATTTTTAATCCTTAAAAAAGAGGCCGAAGCCTCTTAAATGCCTTTGATGAGTTGCAGGGTCAGCGGCAGGTAAACCTGTACGCCGGTAGCGCGGCTGTGGCATGGAATCTTGAACGCCAGGTTGTTAGCCTGAGGTGGCAGTTGTTCGAACGGCTGCGGGATTTCCATGGATGCGTTATCAGCGTTGCGTTCCATAACCAGAGCGGCCTTAGTGCCTGCACCGTCGATGTCTTCCAGCTCGTTAACACGAACCCACTCAATACCATCATACTGAGTGTTGAAGTAGGTCATGTAAGACGTGTTGGTGTTTGGCATTGGCTTAGCCAGGACTTTGAATTTGCTTGGTGGAAGAGCAATTACGTTCGCACCATGCAGGCCTTTGGTGATTGTCTCGATTGATGATACTGCGTCTTCGAGCTCACCAGACGCGATATCTCCAGTAGTCCAGCCAGCAGAGATAGTTACTGGAATGTTTGGATGTTCCAGAACGCCGACGATCTGATAATCATCATCGCCGTAGAACGCCAGGTCATTAACCTTCACGTCATGCGCTCGACGGGCAGCATTAGCGAGGCGAGTTGGCAGGTTCTTACCGGTTGCCTGCGATGCTCGAATTTCCATCAGGCTGTATTCGTAGAAGTTACCCAAGCTGAACACCTTGCCAGTTTCTTCACGATAGTTAACGCCGACATTTGGCAGGTCGTCAGAGTAGTCAGCGATGATACGCGCCATGCCTACTGCATCCCATACGCCGTAAGTGAACGTTTTGGCATATGAAGGGATTTCTGATGTCACCGGGAAAAGAGTGGTCGCAGTCAGTGCAGGGTATTCGACTTCGTAAACCTTGGTTTTAACGTAGTCCAGTTCACGAGCCAGGAAGATTGACTCGCCTTCATCCAGTCGAATGCCGTTAGCCGCCGCGCCGTGCTCAATAGCGAACAGGTCCGCTTCGTCGTAATTCATCTGTTCCATTATTGTTCCTTATGCGGTTGGCTGTGTGGTCTGGTTGCGGATTTGAACTTCAGCCAGGTTAACTGTTGCGCCAGCGCTGTTTTTGAAAGTGGTGAACTTACCAGTGAACACCCAGCCAAGAGCCAGAGAGCCACCGGTAGTTGCTACCTTGCCAGCGTCTGCGCCAGAGGTCAGAACGTTAACGCCTGCACCCATGGTTGGTGCTGCTGATAAGGTGGTTACCGCCCAGATTCGGCCCCATGTCATTACGTTGACGGCATCACCATTCTCGTACTGACCGGTTACGCAGCCGTAGTGGCTGAAGCGGCAGATACCCATCAGGTTTGCTGCATCGCCAGCCGCAGACACTTGTTTAACTACGCGCTTGTCGTTAGCGACTGATACGCGAGCCACCACATAACCAGGCTTGATAGCGCCTTTTGCTGCGTTGCAACCGTCTGTGATTTGATGGGTTGAATCTGAACGCATGCCAGGCATGGCGATCTGCATGTCGTTATCGTAGGAAGTCTGAACAGGCATTATGCTGTCTCCTTTTTGCCGTGCAGGCGGTCGAGGTATTTTTGGCGAGCAGCGGCAGAGCCTTTTGGTTCAGCGGAGTCATCGCGGGTTTGGGCCTTGTCCTGATTGACGATTTTGCGCTGCTGCTCCATAGGTGCTGACTCAATCGCCATGTCGAAAGCGACATTGATGTAGGTGTCGTCTTTGCCGTCGAGCTTGATAGATGGCTTCAGCTTGGCTACAACCGCTTTCTTGACGGCAATATCATCCAGGCCATCACACTTGATGCCGTGCTTCTCTGCTTTTGCTTCGAGTTCGGTGCGAGCTTTAATGGTTTTCTCTGCATCTTCGCGAGCCTGCTTCAGCTTGTTTTCAAACTCTGCTGAGTCAGCCTTCAGAGTGTCGCGCTCTGCTGTGATGGTGGAGATGGTTGTTTGCGCTTCGGACAGCTTGGTATTAGCGTCCTCTGCATCCTGTTTAAGGGCGTTGAACGCCACGACGACTTCAGGAGAAGCATCGTACTCAAGCCCGTTGTCGAGTCGCAATTTCTGCATTGTTTTACCTTTTGGTTGGTTGTCGTCATCGTCTAAGGTGATTTCTTCATCACCGTCGAGATTCAGTGTTGCTACATCACCGGCCCGGGCTTTAGATACGAGGGCGAGATGATTGATGCGTATGTTTCGCTGAACGGCGTCATATGGCTGACCGTTCCATTCACCTGGAGTCTCATCGAGGTCGAGTCGGTAGCCGAGGGATAGTTGCTTTGTCCTGCCGCTGGTTGCTGAGTTAATGGCGTTCTCGTCATACACCATGATTGGCACTTTGACGTTTTCACCATCCTGTCTGCCTGGCTCGAGCATGGTCCCGACCATATGCTTTTTTGCATTGCGGGAATTAACCGCCCCCGGGTGACCGATAGTGATCGGCTTGCCTTTGAAGCTAGCCAGTGAATCAGCGTTGAATACTTCTTCAGGTGGGCGTAATTCACGACGCACTGAGCCATCTGGATTTCGATATAACTGGATGCCAACGCGACCTACTACCGGCACGTCCTCCAAATAGCCATCCTCGTTTACGGACGCACGGAGTTCTCCCACATCGAAGCGAGATACTGTTTTCATGTTTTGCCTTATTTATTCGCCGATATCGAAAACTGAACCAGACCAGTCAGGCTCTGCGTAACATCGACACCTAACAGGTTGCCCGGGATGTCCATCAGGCGGAGGGTTGCTCCACTCGTATGACTCACCCTCACGAAATAGATGAACTTGCCTTTCACGCTCATCCAACACGCCTCGCCACTTATACCTCTTCACCCCAGCATCGGCCTGACGCTGCTTTGTGAGCGCTGAATTAGCCTTGCCTATCTGGTCCACTGCGATCAGCTTTGCGCGCCTCTCAGTGACGCCATATCGCTCCTGAATCTGCTTCCTGATAGTTTCAGCGCTTGAGCCATTCATTACGCCGCGCTGGATGATGCCTTCCATATCCGACAGTTCGTCAGCAGGAATGGATTTAATCAGCCTGGTGTTCTCTGATACCCATAACTCCTGCATCTCTCTCAGCCATGGCTCTGCGCGATAAGCATCTACTCCAAGCACGCCAGATGAGACGGGAACAGTTGTCTGGCCGGCAATTACCGCCTGCGATGGCGGGATGTCATAGCCAGTTCCACCCTTCACAACCAACCGCCATTGCTTGTCGTTAAACTGGCTCGTCAGCGCAAAGAATGTCGGCAGTCGTTCAATTACTGGCTGGAAGATGCGGTTGCCAGCATTGCGGAGATAGGCCAGCACAGCCGACATATCGTCCTGCCAGCCATCGAAGCGGATATCGCCGTATGCTGAGTTGATTTCTTTGTTGAACTGCCTGGTGGCTTTTACAAGCGCGTTGGTGTAGTCGCGTTCTATGCCGTAGGGATGAAGCCAGACTTTAGCCATTGCTCATCTCCGGATAGACGTAGCCTCCACGTTTTTTCAGTGTGGCGACACCTTCATCGTTGCTCACCCATCCAAGCTGAGAATAACGTTCATCAGCCTGTGACCACTGGTTAGCCGTCTCTGCCTGCTCTTTCTCTGTTGGCACTGAGAGGGGATTGAACTTAATCGTCCAGGTATTATCAGTGGTGAGGAAGTTGACCGCCTTTTCAATCGCAGGTCTCGCCTCATCCTTCTGCTTGCGTCCAATCAGCTGCTTCCATGACTCTGGAACGGTGGTTTTATCCGCGCCCTGACCTGATGGCGTTTTGGTGAACAGGATTTGCTCATCGATGCCAGTCAGCGCTGATATGCGTAACTGCTTGCGGTCCTGTACATCAACAACACCTTCCAGAGAGCCATTAAGCAACTCGTACTTCTCAGTGTTTGCGTCTACGCCGATGGTGTTGCCGTTGCTGCGCGTCATGTCGACCATGTTGAGACGAGCCTGGACAGCATCGCGCCCTTCACCGTCTTTGCACAGGTCAGCAAGGTCAGCAGCAGACCAGACGCCCTGCTGTTTGCGCTCAAGCAGGCTTGTAGCGTGTGCATGGCTCATGCCGTAATCAGTCAGCGCCTGATAGACGCCCTGCAAGCATGAAGCGCCCCACCCCTGATTCTGATGGCGAATCTGGTTAGGTAGTCGCTCTCCGTCGAACACATGGCATCTGCTGGCGTGAACGTAGTAAGGGGTCCCTGAAATCGGGTTAATCTGGTACTGCGTGATTTCGCCGTATGTCGCGCTCTCAGGGTTGACATCGCGCAGGAAGGGCTGCACCTGATAACGGTCATACACACGGACAAACTCAAGCTCACCTTCGCCAATTGGCGACTGAAGGTCTCCACCATCATTAACGCCAAATAGCATCAAGGATCCGCCATATAAGCGAGCCCATGCCACCGCGTCTGTAAACTGCTGCGTGAGGTTCAGCTCATCCCAGCGAGACATAATCTCAGGCTCATTGTTTGCGCCGTCTATGGTGAAGCCAGCACGAAACATTTCGTCTGCTACTACGTCGATGATCCGACGCCCTAACCCGTCACCGAGATAGATGCTGTCAAGCGTTGCTCTGGTAAGCAGGTGCGCTGTACGGATGCGGCTATAGGCTGACCTGTCGCCACCTGTTCCGATGTTCATGAACAC